TTTACAATAGGTTTCAAGGTCTATGTATTCGCCTGTTGTTATTCCAGACAGATTAGGACAAAAGCCGTATTTTTCTTTTTTGAACATAAATGTCTTTCTAAAATTTTCTTTGTCTGGTTCTGTGTCAATCATTTTTTTTATTATGCTCATTATTTCTAATAAGTCTTTGTAAGCCATTTTTTTAACTACAAAAGGACTAACATTGCACAACAACGCTAGGCTCTTTATAACTTTGTTTTTCTCACTTCCTTTGCCTTCTTGTATTTCTACATATTTTTGATAGGTTTCAATAGTTATGTCTGACCACCTATCTGGAATAGTTAATTTAACTTCTTTCATTACTAATAAATATAAAAGTTTATAATTCGTTTTTTATTCTGTCTTGTGCTATTTTAAAATAGTCTTTGTCTAATTCAATACCAATAAAATCTCTGTTGGTATTACAACAAGCAACGCCTGTTGTTCCACTACCCATTGTGAAGTCCAAAACAGTTTCTTGTTCGTTGGTATATGTTTTAATTAAGTATTCCATTAATGCAACTGGTTTTTGTGTAGGATGTAAACTACCCCTTCTTATTTTATCAAACACCAAATGTGTCGTAGGATATTTATGTGTGTATGTCTTTTTAAATTCGCCTTTAATCCCTTTGTTACCACCACTAATACTATCTTTATTTCCACCACTATGTATAGGTTTATCCCTAAGCATCATTTGTGGGTAATAAAAATTCTTGCCTTTAATAAATACGCTTATTAATTCAGATTGTCGCATAGGCATTATTTTTGCGTTACACATTCCACTAGGTATTTTTTTATCCCAAACCCAATCATATTTATAGTTTTTTATGTTTGAAATTCTTAAATGACTTGAAAATGGTTCAGAACCAAACAAAACGATTGCGCCATTTGGTTTTATTATTCTGTTTAATTGTTCCCACATCAAATCAAAAGGTATAACGCTATCCCATTTACAAGCTGTTGTTCCGTATGGTGGATCAGTAATAATAGCATCAATACTTTTATCAGCTATTGACTTCATTACTTCTAAGCAATCTCCGTTGTATAGTTTCACGATATATAATACTTACCAGAATACGATACCATTAGCTTATTTAATGCAACGTATCTAACTGCATCAACTGCATGGTTAAAAGCATCTATTGGCTTGTTTGTTATTTCGTTATTCTTGTTTTTAATCCACTTATAGTTTCTAAATTCCTTTATTGCATTGATGCTTCTTTTAGTGATATTTATTTTATGTCTTTTTAAAACATCAATTCCAATACGAATAGAATCTGCGCCTTTTTTTGCAGGTTTGATATTAATACCACCCATTCTAAAAATTTCTTCTATTGATTTTGGTTCTGCACTATCTGCATATATTTCAATGCTTCTGTCAATTCCTAAGTCTTTAATCTTATGTGCTATGTCTTGATTAGTCAAACCCTTTTCATAAATCAGTTCATCAATATACAAATCTAAATCGTGTTTATATACTTTCACTAAACTTGTAGGATCAGCAGAGAACCCAAAGTCTAATCCTAATGCTATTTCAGATGCGTTTTCTGGAATGCTATCAATTATGTTAAATGACGGGAAAATGGTTTCAGTCGCGACCCCTCGTTGACCTTCACCAAAAACCCGCCATAAGTTTTCGTCTACTTCTTTTAATCTTTCAATTTCTGATACTGTTGTTTTATCTAGGAACGGATTGTCCTTATATGTTGATATATGAAAATCTACGTCATCTCTATTTGCATCAATTATTTGTGTGTATAACCAATGATATTCGTCAGACGGATTAAAGTCAATGATTATTTTAAATGTAGTTCTTAATGCAAGTTGTGTGTATTCTTCAAAACCAAATTCATTGCATTCGTTAAGAAATAGAATATCACGTTTACGCCCTCTAACTCTTGCAGGTTGGTCAACGCTTATAAACTCAAAGTAATTGCCGTATAGTGTATATAAACTGCTTGATTTATTGTGTAGCTTTTCGTCATATAGATTTTCTTTTTTTATAATATCAAAGAAATCTCGCATTGCCGTTCCCCTTAATGCAGGAAATGTTTTTCTTGCAATTGTGATATAAAGTCCTTTACCTTTATTCTTATAAGCAAATTCAATCAATGCAAGTAGGATAGAATATGTTTTTCCTGATCTTGTTCCACCTTGTAAAACGCATAATCTTTTTTTAGATTGTTTTAAATCATAATATGGTTTAGCTTGTTTCTTCATCTTCATTGATCCAAGAAGGTGGCGTTGCACTTACATTAACATTCTGATCTGGTAAACCCTCTATTCTATCTAATATTTCTTTTATTGCTTTTAGCTTTTCATTGTTATTGCTATCCTTATGGAACGCTATTTGTATCAACATCTTAGCTATTGGCGAACCGAAATCACCTTCACCACCCATATTAGTATCTTGCACAGATAACAATTCTTTTAATACTGTAGCTACATTTCTTCTACCTTTTGGTCTACCATTCTTCTTAGGTTGATTAGTAGAACTAAACTGTGTTGCTTTGTTTGGAAATTTATTCATTGATTCCGTTTTTAAACCGTTATAGCTTTATTTTTGCTTTAAAGCCTCTTTCATCTAATTCTTTATAAATTGCATTAGCTTTGCTTATATCCTCTTCTGTGATTGTAATAATATAATTATCATTTGAAGGTTGTTCTTCAATATCTATTTTATCTATATTAAGTCCTAATTCTATTTCTTTAAAACCCCAATCTTTCAATTCTTCTATTTCAAATTCATTTGCTAATATGTCTAAATCAAATTCACCACCACTTTTATTGAGTCTTATATTTAATTCTTTTTCTTCTTCTTTTGTTAAGTCTAATACAACGCAATCTATTTCTGTATGTTTTAAGTCTTTGCAAACTTTCAATCTTTGATGACCACCAATAACTGTCATGTCCTTATTGATAATAATAGGATCAACTAAATCAAACTTTTCAATTGATTCTTTTAAATCCTTATATTGCTTTGTGCTTATCTGTCTTGGATTGTAACTTGCAGGTTGTAATTTATTTATCTCTATCTTTTCTATTTTCATATTGCTTTAATCTTTTTTCTAATTCTATTAAGCTATAAATTTGAACGCATACATTTTCTAAATGCTTTATTTTACAATACATATTGAAACATCTGTCTGATTCTGCTTTTATATGACAATCACGACAAACACCAATTAAATTTTCTATATAATCATTTTTAATTTTATTTCTACGTTCTAAATGGTGAATGTCAACGGCTACTGATCCACATTCCATTTCGCATAATATGGTCGAACTTTCGTCATAACCAAAAAAGCTCATATATACTTTAGTATGATTCTGCAACTTCTTTTTTTCTTCTTTTGATTTTAAAATCGTCTGTTGGACTTGCGACTACAAACTTACCTTTGCAGAAATAACAACAATTCTCTTGCATTAGTGTCATTCTAACGCATCTACAACAGAATCTAAATATCTGACTCATTATCTTCTAATTTACAACTATTTACATAAACTTTAGCTAATTGTGCAACAGTTTGCTTTACACAACTTCCACAACTGCTTGGTTTTTTATTAGCATTAAATACTTTATTATATAGCTTTACTAATGTTGCTTGATCCTGTCCACTTATTCTATCTCCAATTCTAGGAAGAACAGATTCATATATTGACATTTCATCTTCTGTGAATTGTCTAACCTTTGCATACGGAAACATCTTATTTAGCTTTTCTTTTCTTTCTTCACAACCACAATCTTCACCAAGCACTTTTTTAGCAACCTTATCTATTCCTGTAGCTTTGAATACCTTTTCTATTGAATCTCCTAAACCTTTACTTTTTGTCATCTTTTATTGAATTTAAAAATTTATCTCTTATTGTATCGTCATCTATTTTTTCTAATACCTTATGAATTGTAAAATTAACAGCTTCGTTAATCTTTATGTCAAAACCTTCTTTTGTTCCTAGAACATAGGTTTTTCCTTTTTCATCGCTAAATGATACCATATTGTATTTTTTAATCATATCGGTATTAGCTTTTTTTATTGCTCTTATTATTCTGCTTTTTTTCATATTATTGCTATGGATAAAAGTCCTAAACAAAACAAAGTTACTAATGCAACAATTACATTTGCAATTACTTCTTCTTCTTGATCGTTAAACATTTTCTTTTTCTTTAATTAAATACTTCTTGACATTATTAATAGCTTTAAATAGTGTGTTTCTATTTATCTTAGTTGCTTTGGCCATACTATTCAAACTATGTTCTTCTAAATAATAAACTTTAAAAACCTGCGAATCAAACCAATAACAGTCTTTTAGTTTTTCTTCAATCCAATCTAATCTTTCTTCTATTTGGTTTTTATCTTTTATAGTGTATTCTGTGTTGTCTGCTGTAATGCTTTCTATTGTGGTGGTGGTGTGATATTCATAATACTTATTGTATTTATAATAATAACGACTTGTTTTAGAATGGTATTGATTGAGCATTACTCTAGCAATGTAAAATGTTAATTGATTTTTTTTTATAATTTCATCTATTCTTTCTTGATCGCATTTGTATAGTTCTTCAATAACAAAACTTAATAAATCGTCTTTTCCTTTTTTACCTGCTATATTGAAAGCCATGTCTTTCAGTTTATCATAGTTTTCAATTAGGTATTTGTCTAACATATCTTTATTATAGAAGGTATATTTGCCTGTTTCATTAAATTATATTCTACATCAGTTATTGTGCTTTTTTCTATCTCCATTATATTGTCAAATCTACTGTGTAGTTTTTTATAAATATAATTTATTACATTATTATCTTTTTTTAAATCTCGTAAAATAAAAGTAAGTTCTGCACCACTATCAAATAAAATTATCCACAAGTAGTTGTTTATATCAACATAATCATCATATAATCTATCCTTCCGTGAATTAAAAAATGTTCTTTTAACCTTCATTTAATTTTTTTGCTCTTGATCTGCATACTCGCTTGCTTCTGCATCTACATTATTATGATAAGTATTAATGTATGAGCCGTATGCTCTATACCATTCTAACTCTGATTTAAGTCTATCTATCTTATCTTGTTTTTGTTTTATGTAATTAAATTGCATCATTTTATTATACCTTTTAAATAATTATTAATAACTTCTAAGGCTTCATCTATTCCTGTGCATATTTCAGCATAATATCCTCTTTCTCTTAATTGATCTCGCCAATATCTTTGTTCATTAGTTGCTTTATTATATCCAACTTTTAATTCTATTGCGCAACCTGCATATAGTTTTTTGTCTATTTTTGAAATTTCATAGATAAACAAATCTGGAAATCCTTTTTTATATCCACTTTTTTTTGCTTTGATTCTTTGACTCATGTGAACTTGATACTGTCCACCCATTGAGCCACAGTATAATACATTCTGTAAGTCTAAGTATTTACATACTGCTTTTTGTAATTCGTATTCTTTCATAATTTGCCCAATTTTTGCCCAATAATATTTTTTGTTTTTTATATTTAATTGATTATAAGATAGTTATAAATAAAAGTTGTGATCCTTTAGGGATATTTCATCTGTATAATTTATAAATTAAATAAGATACTATTGGCGTTGTCATTATGATTGTAAATATGTTTATATGAGGTTCACCACAAAAACCAAATAAATGTTTTATTATTTCAATCATTTCTTAATCCATTTTTGACCAGCATTTGGATTGTATTCTGTTACATATCCTAAATTCTTCAAATGCTGTTCATATTCTTTTTTAGATGAATCGTCCATTCTTTTGAAAAGTAATGAATCAAAATAGTCTGGAAATCTTGATT